GACCATCTTTAGACCTGATGTACTTCTCGCCCACTTCATAGTAATCGTTAAGAATAGGAACTGAGCGTATTGCTTGCTTAATCTCTTCTAGTGATGAGTCTTCTAATGAGTTCATAAACTCACGACCACATAGTATCTGACCTGACCTTCCATCTTGACCCCACAGATAACCTTTCACTGCTGTCATTAATGCAAAGGTTCTTGTCTTGGCAGAACCACGTCCACCCCATGAGCCTCTATATCTAGCTTCACCCTCAAAGACAGGTACTAACTTATCAGGGATAGAAACAGATAATACTTCTTCTTCTAATACTTCAACCTCTTCTTCAGTCTTTATCATCTGCGTCTTTATCATCTGCTCTAACACCTACTAATTGAATCTTAGTCGGTTGCTTCATACTTCCATCGCTTGACATTAGGTCTTGCTCTGTCTTTTCTTTATAGCCATGGTTGTACATCATGAACTTTCCGATGTTGGCGTTAATCTCGTTTTTCAAGCCTTTATTCACTAGAGTATGCTCTTGTGTTAGCTGTACTTTGCCTAACGTGGTCGAAAACTCAGGAAACTTCTTGCCCCAATCGAACATTGTTGTCTTAGGTGTGTCTATGTATAAACACAATCCTGCTATTGTAGGAACAGCCTCTTTTAAGCCTTCCCACTTAGTTAAATACTCATCTGCTTTAGCCTGAATCTCTTCATTGTATTTAGTTGGTCTCCCTATTGGAAGGAAGTTATCTGTTTTCTTAGCTGTCATCTCTTTATTCCCATTGATTCATAATACAAGTCTTCAGGTCTAGGTAAGATAATCCCGTACTCAGACATTAGTATGTCTATCTGCTCAAGGTAATCTTTAAACTCTTTGACCTTTAGTTTTGTTGTGCTTCGTAACTCTTTGATAACACTCAACTTTGTTGTAGTTTCAGTATAACCTAAGAACTTATCTCTTAATATAGCATGTGTTTCGTCTTTAGTATAACCCAACTCTCCACCTATTACGCTTACCCACTCCCAATACAATCTATTCTGCTTTACTGAGCGTGATTCTTTATCGTCCTTTATCTCTATGATAGCCTTGTCTGAATCAGGATACTCTTTAAAGTGAGCCTGTATCATTGATTCAAGTATGTGTTGCTTAGGTTTGGTTCTTTCAATAACTCGTTTCACATCAATCCCTTACTAACTAAAATCTCTTGTGTTCGTTTCATACCCATTAGGTGACTCAATAATAGAAATTCTTGTGAATAATCAGTTTGCTTACGCCCATCAAGAACATCATGACAAGAATGACAACAATAAGCACCATGGATATCAAGACACTTAGCGCCCATACCACCGCCATTAAGATGAGCCAACACCACTGTTTCATTATTAGGACCACCATAGCATCCATCTAGTCTGATAGTACATGCTTGGTTTCGTGCTGATTTAGTTATCTTTGACATTAGTGCAATTCAATCCTGTGGTATTTTTCTTTTGCATTTAGGTACGCCTTTCTCGCTTCTCTCTCGTTATCATAACTGCCAAGACTTGTCTTTTTTCCATTGAGTTTTATTTCCGCTTTAAACTTATTAGTAGGCTTATTCCAATAGTATCCTTTTGCATTAGGTCTATTAAAACTATTCTCTTGGTTTGTAACAAGTCTTAAATTGCCAATACTATTGTCATCCTTGTTTCCGTTGATATGGTCAACACATAAATCTTTATCTATTTCACCATTATGGTATATCCAAATCATACGATGAGCAAAATACCTAGTGCCATTGACACTAATTACTATATAGCCATTATCATTAAGACAGCCTGCAACATCGCCAACCTTTACACGGTTACTTCTGCTGACTTTACGAATCAAATTACCATCTTTGTATTCAAATAATTCTTTTAATAAGTCTTTTGTCATTTCCTATTGACCCCTCGCTGATTTAGTTATCTTACTCACAATACGTTTATCTGCCAATCTATCATTGCTTCAATAACATCTGCCACTGAGTACACTACTTTAACCTCTCCACCTGCCTGTTCAATTCGTTCAATCATCTCTTTCTGAACAGGACTTAA